GCCAGCATGACATGCGGCGCGAGATTATCCGCAAAGTGAGACATAGGCCGGACTTATTCGTAGGTACTGGCGACACGGCTAAATTCTACCCTACGACAAACCACGAAGTGCTGCTGAAGATACTGGCAGACCATATCAAAGACAAATGGCTGCTTTGGCTGTCTGAAGTAAATCTTAGCCGCATGGGTAGCGTAGGCATGGCTTTAGGACTGCCAAGCAGCAACGTGTTAGGCCACGTTTACCATGCAGCGACAGACTGGCAGCTTTTGTTAGCCTATAAGATACGCCGCTACTACCGCTTTTGTGACGACAAATATATGATACACAAAGACGTAAACTATCTGCATACGGCTATGCGCGTGCTGCGTGCCAGTGTTGAGGCTGACATGAAGCAAACGCTGAAAGCTAACTGGCGCGTGCTGAATGTGGAGAAAGAACGCTTTGAGTGTTTGGGCGCAATGGTGAACAGCAGGCGCGCGTGGCTTCGACGTGTGAGCCGCCGGAGAGTGGAAGCAATGATGAAGACGCGCATACGTGAGGGCTGGAACCCGGAAAAGGCTATGCAAAGCTGGGCTGGCGTTAGCGGCAGTCTGCGAGATTTGGACGTGGCGAACCTTATAAACTACTGGAAACGGAACTACCCGGAATTCTTCGACATGCTGGCTGCTGGCCGTGCAGAGGTGAAGCGCAGGCACAGACAAAAGGCATGGCACAGCAAACTGGAAAAGATACTAACAACCGCGCCGGACTTCAGAAGCCCGGAGCATAAAGCACAATATCCGCTATATGGACTTATCGACATCGAGGGGGCAAAAGATACTAAAGCACCAGTATTTAGGAAAGCGCGCCTACTGCGGTCAGCTGCTTTACAAGCCGCTGCTGATTTGCCATTTTGAAATAACGGCCAGTCAGTTGAACGCAGGAAAAGAGATGCTGGCAGCGCAAGTGTACTATGTGGAAGACGGCGTAATAGAAGCGCGGCTGCTGATAGCAGAGGGCTACAAGCTGCTGAAGACCATACGCGGCACTGAAGCAGAACTGCCACATTACACGAAGATAATAAGAAAGCGTGACGGGTACTATTACTTTGCCGCGCTGAACGACAAAGAGAAAGAACCACTTAAAGTTATAGAATATGATTTACAAACAAGATGAAGCCAACAGCCGCCAGCCGGAAGTGCAGACGGTAGCCACGCGCAACGGTAAGACCGTGAAGCGCGTCTATTTTAATCATTCAGAGCGTGAGGAAACCGACGAAGTAGGCGAGGGCGAGGAACCGCGCCAGCGTACCGTACATGTGGCCAACTACATCGAACTGGAAACAGACGAGACAGAAGCGACGGCCATAGCACGCCAGTTTATGAAGCAGGCCATTAACGACTACGACAGCAGTGCAGCCGTTAATGAATTCAGCTTTGAAGTTGAGGCCAGCGGCATTACTATTCCGTACTGGCTACCCGTGGCGAAGCGCGCACAGATACGCGAAAGCGTCAGCGCGTGGAAGTCAGCCCGTAAAGGTAACTACCGTTTGGATATTAGGGAGTTTGATTTGTCGCCGGAAATACCATGTGCCGAACTGCTGGCTATGCTGCAAGAACTTGAAGTGTATGCAGTAAAGTGCTACAATCAGACCAGCGCGCATTTGGCCGCTATTGACGACCTGACTTTGACCGTGGAAGAAATACTGGCGTATGACTTCACGGCAGGCTATCCCGAAAAGCTAACATTTACCATCTAAGAAAATGAAGAAAATCGTCAGAGGCAATGCCCAATACATCAAAGTGCAGATAGCTGACACGACAGCGGACGTTACGCAAATGTCCGAAGTACGTCTGCGTCTGACTACCAGCACGGGCGGCGGCTATGACGTGCCAGTAGTAGCGGCTGACGGCGAAGATAACGAACTTATCGGCATCGTACCGCCGTCAGTCGTCTGCGGCTGCTACGGCATAGAACTGACGGCAAAGGTGGGCGCGCTGCCAAAGCGGTGGGCGCAGGAAGACAGCGTAGAAGTGGTAAACTGGAACGCTGACGCTGAAGCCGGAGAGGAAGCCGACGACGTGGTAGACTTCACGCTGGGCGTAACGCCGTTTGAATGGCCAAACTTTGAAATCGACCCGGAAACGCTGGGGCTTACGGTGGACGGTATGGCAGAAAACTTTGAACTGAACGAGCAAGGCCAGCTTATCTATAACACTTAGCAGTTATGAATGGTATAACAATATTCAGCAGCGACACGCTGCGTTTGGTGTTTACGGGATTCAGCGCGCCAGTCTTCGCAGTCATTATGCCTACGCATAAATTCGTACTGGCTTTAATACTGGTAGCGTCTTTTAATATTTGGGCTGGTATGAGAGCCGACGGCGTGGTTATATTCCGCTGCAAACGCTTCAGTATGAAGAAACTGCGTGGCGCGCTGGTAGAACTGGCTTTGTATGTATCTATCTTATGGCTGATTCATGGCGTTATGTGGCTTTGTGGTGACGGTACAGCCGCCGTGTATGCCGCGAAGACACTAACATACGTTATCATGTATGTGTACGTGCAGAACGCTTTCAAGAACTTAGTCATAGCGTACCCTAAGAACAAAGGGCTTTGGATAATCTACTTAGTAATACGTTTGGAACTGAAGCGGCTGCTACCCGGACACATCAGCGAACTGGTAGACCGCTACGACAAGAAACACAAAGAAGAAAATGCAGAAGAATAAAGCTGTTATCATATTAGGCACGGCACACTTAGCCACTACGCCCGGCAAATGCAGCCCGGACAGCAGGCTAAAGGAATACGCCTACAGCCGCGCGCTGGTGGCCGACATCAAAGCGAAGCTGGAAGCATACGGCTATCATGTAATGGTAGACTATGAGGCCAGCCAGCCGTGCAGTGACATGCAGGCTGCAACCGTTAAGGAGCAGCAGAACAAAGAACTAAGCTATAGGGTGAAGTTTGTAAACGCCGCTTGTAAGCTGTTTAAGGCCGCTAACTGCATGTATGTGTCTATCCATGTGAACGCCGCCGGAAACGGTGGCCAGTGGCTTAACGCACGCGGCTGGAGTGCCTACACGTCTGTAGGTCAGACAAAGGCCGACACGCTGGCAGAATGTCTTTACAAGGCCGCTGAAGCGAATCTGAAAGACTATGCAAAGACTTTCCCGGCTACGGAAAAGGTGCAGAAGCCTATACGCAGAGACACAACAGACGGCGACAGCGACATGGAAGCCGCTTTGTACGTGCTGAAGCATACGGAATGCCCGGCGGTGCTGACAGAAAACATGTTTATGGATAATAAGGCAGATACCGACTGGCTGCTGTCTGAAGACGGAAAGCACGCGCTGGCGCGTCTGCATGTTGAGGGTATAATTAAATACATCGAAAGCGTATGAAGAAAGCTATCTACATTATGCTGGCCGCGCTGCTGCTGGCTGCATGTGCCAGTAAGAAGCATATAGTAAGGACTGAAAGCGGCCAGACTTCGACCAGTCACGTAGAGGCTGGCCAGCAGACTGACAGCACAGCCAGCCAGCAGACGACTACGCAGACGCTTGAAGTACAGACTGACAGCACTACGGAAACGCTGACATTCCAGCTGACTGACAGCGGAACCGTAAAAATCGACGCTGACGGCCAAATTAGTGCAGAGGGTGTGAAATCATTCACGAAAGAAACAAAACGCCGTCAGAACGGCAGGAAAGTGGCAAAAACGGAAGATTTAGCACATTTGAACTACCATAACAAAGTAGATTTGATAGACGACAGCCAAAATACACACTGGCAGAAAGCTGACAGCACAGACGTACAGCCAGCGGAAGCCGGAAGCGGTGGCGGCTGGCAGAACTGGCTACTTAACGGCGTGGCTACACTGGTGCTGGCAGGCTTAGTAATAGCCGTGGGCTGGTATATCTTTAGGCGAATTGTTTTCATACGAATTAATAATGATTAATAAAAAAGGTAGTTAATTTCTTTTCTCAAAGCAAGGCTGGCGCGTATGTGAATACCCGCCAGTTTTTAGTATATACCTATTTGCAGAAAGTTGAGACTGAAAGTATATACTTTGCCGGAAAGTTAGTACCTTTGTGCTAACTGATAGAAAGAAGACATGGAAAGAAGAAAGAAGTCAAACAGCGGAGCCAGTCAGAAAGCGTGTCTGTTTAAGATAGATAACGAACTGCTGGACTGGTTAGACAAGCAGCCGAACAAAGGCCGCTATGTAAACGAACTGATTAAGCGAGACATGCAGGCTGGCGATTCTGTAGGCTACGCTGCTGCTGTTGAGGCTGAAGCCCGGCGGCAGAATGTAGCAGACGAAGAAATAGACGGCGAAGACACTATGCGCTGCTTTCAAACGCTGAAGCGCGGCGGCATGTTTGACACCGTGATATTATGGAAACACAGAGACGCGGACAAATACGACGGGCTTTTTGAGGACGCGCGGACGGTGAAGCGTACCGTACCATCGGCACGCATTACGACGGCAGAGGCAGAGGGCGTGAAGCTGGAAAGCTGTCTGATAGCGCGCATACAGCTTAAAGACATCATGGAACTGGAAAACGCAGGAATCAAATACTTTATTAACGAATACAAATACCAAAGCAGACATGGTAAAGACGACGTATGAGAAAGGCGCGGTGCTGGTTACTGGAACCGACGCGAAGCATATAGAAATATATCGCTTCAAAGAGAAAGTGGAAGTAGAGCGTAAGCCCGGCGGCTGGTATGTGGACGGCAAGCTGGCAGACCTACGCCAGTATTGTGTGAGAGTGCCGAAAGCGGATGCTGAAAAGATTCTGCGACGGCTAAAGGCAAATGCAAACGTACAAGTAAAAACAACAATAGTATAGAAATGAATACAAAAGAACTACTGGAAGCCGCGCTAAAGCAGGCTGAAAAGAACGGGGAAACTATGCTGGTGCTTCACTGGAACGCCGGAGAGTGCCAGCACATGCAGACTGGCGACCCGGCAGTTATTGCAGGCTGCATGAGTATGATATTAGGCGACGGCATGAGCGACGACGGCAAAGAGTCTTCGCAGTCTTTCGCGCTGGCCTACTGCGTGGCTGGTGCTACCATCGAGAAAGAGGGGCTTTTCGTCTGCGACACTATTAAGGACATGGCCAGCGAGATAGAAGACGACGAACCCGGAAACTAAAGAGAAAGCCGGACTATTTGCCCGGCTTCTTTTCTAATTCCTTTGCTACCGTATCGAAGTCTTTCTGTACGTCAGCGTCTAACGTGGCAGCGTATCTTTGCGTTTGCCGCGTGTTCGTGTGTCCTAACATACGGCTGACATTCTGAAGACGGGAGCCGTGGGAAAGCATGTAAGTGGCAAAGGTGTGGCGCGCCAAATGGGAATATAGGCGGCGTTTTAACCTACATTCAGCTGCTACCAGCTTCAGCATAGCGTTATACTGCGAATTTTCCATGACTGGCAGCACGAAGTCGTACTTTTTGGCTACTTCATAGGCTGGCGGCAAAAGCTGGCTGAAGTAAACCACGCCGGACTTCACGCGCTGGCCGTGGTATATCCATTTACCATCTACCAGCTTGTAATCGTTAAAATCAAACGCCACTAAGTCAGCGTAGGCCATACCAGTGAACATTTGGAAAATAAACAAGTCTGCTGCTATCTGCATGGTGGGCGTAGGCATGGG